TGATCCTCAGGCTCAGCCAGCAGGTGGGCCATGGCCAGTTCGATGGCGATCACGCTCATGCTTAACCAGCCTTTTTCTTTGTGGTTGCTTTGCCAGACTGCGCGCTGCTAGACGTGAGCGGCTTTGTGGCGGATTCGGTTTCGGTTAGATCCACAACCGCCTCGTCTTTGCTTTCGTCAGCCTCGGCGTAACCCTTCTGGAGAAGTTCACGACCATGCTGTTCACCGGTCTCGAACGAGGTTCCTTCAACCAGCGTCTGCCCGCCCAAGTACAACGGCTTGAGGGTCTTCAATTTCATGATGGCCTCCGGTGGGCCGCCACGTGGGCGGCCCTGTCAGATCAAGGGGTAGGAGTCGCGAAGGTGCCGTAGATGAACGACTCGGGACGCTTCACAGCGAGCGCCAGACGTTCCTCGCAGCGGATCGAGATCATGTTCTTCTCGAAGTCATCGGCGTTCTCGGTGGAGATCACCACGTTGGCGTCTTCGCGGTCGAAGATCTGGGCACCGGTCTGGAACGCACCGGTCAGGAACTTGCCCAGAAATGCGGCCAACTCGGTAGCAACCACCGGCAGACCCCACAGCGTTGGACCAGCCAGGCTCAGCGGGTTACCGATGATGTAGCGGCCCAAGGTGTCCTTGGTCAGCTCGATCTTCGCCCAGTCGGTGAAGTGCAGCACGTGGCCGCTGGCCGGGAGGCGCGCGAGTTGCGACTGCAACATTGCCAGGCGCAGCTGGTCGATGGGGGTCATCGCATCAGGCTCGAAGGCCGCGCTGTAGGCAGTGGCCTGGGGCACGATGCCGTGCAGGTGCACGCCGGTACCGTCACCGAACAGGATTTCGGATTCTTCAGCGTATTTCAGACCGTAGCGCATCTCGGCATCGATGGTCGATTGCAACTGGGAGAAGTCGTCCAGAATCTGCTTCGAGGCCTTGAACATGTGCGCGATGGTGGTCACCGGGGTGATCTTGGTATCGAACGCGATGTCGCTATAAGGCTTCGCGGTGTTCTCCGCGACGACGCGCGCAGCGTTGGTGAAGCCGGTCTGCTGCACCCAGAAGATCGCCGGTGAAGTGGTGCGGCCCGGCGCGATCAGATCGCGAATGAACAGGCGCTGCTTCGGCATCACGTCGATACCGGGCAGGCGCTGAGGCTCAACTACGCCTTCAGCGACGCCGGTGCTCAAGAGCGCAGCATTCACCGGCACGCTCACGCGGCGGTTGCCCTGGATGCTTTTGGCGAATTCGATCAGGGCCTCGCTCTTGATCACGCTGCCGCCGAGCGTTTCGCGCAGGCCCGCAGCGGCCTGGGTTGGGATGCGCGCGAACTCTTGCTCCAGCTCGCCGAGCTGAGCCTTCAGTTGCTTCTCGGCTTCGGTCAGGGTGTTGAATTTCAGCGCCATCTCATCGACGGCGGCCTTGGTTTCGGCGGACAGTGCGCCGGCCTTCTTGGCTTCGCCCAGTGCAGACTCAGCCTTAGCGCTGAATTCGCTGGAAGCTTTTTCCAGCTCGGCGCTCATTTTCGCAAGCAGCTGTGCTTGTTCGGACATAACGATGTTCCTTTATTTGGTAGAGGCTGCCGAGAATCGAGCGAGGGCTCGTTCCAGATCGGCGATTGGTTCGGCCAAATTGGCCAGTGGGTCGGCAGCGTCTTGCGTACCGGGCCCAGCAGCGCAAGGCGTGCCGGACTTGATTTCTTGAATCAGGGATCGGCGTTCACTGCGGGGCATACCCTGCTTAGCGAGCAGCAGATCGAGTTTTCGGGCGGCTACCAGACTTGCCTGAGTCTTGCCGCCCTCCTTGATCGAATCGGAATCGAGTAGCGAATCGGCAAAACCCTGCTCCACCGCCGCGGACCCACCGATCCAGGTCTCGGCATCCATCAGGGCCTGCATCGCCTTGAGGTCGCCTCCGGTGCGGGCTGAGTAGATATCGCCCATGGCCGCGTCGAACGGCTCCATCATGTCGGCAACTTCACGGAACTGGTGGCGGTTGCCGGCGGCGATGGTCCAGCCGTTGTGGATCATCAGGAAGCCAGAGCGCGCGACCTGAAGGTCGTCGGCGGCCATGGCAATGATCGAGGCCGCAGAGGCGGCCAAGCCAAGGACTTTCACGGTCACGTGGCCCTTGTATTCCCGGAGGATGTTGTAGATCGCCAGGCCCTCGAACATGTCCCCACCTGGGGAGTTCATGTTCACCGTGACATCGGCGCCGTCCATGCTGCGCAGCGCGGCCGAGATCCGCTTGGCGGTAACGCCTTCACCGGACCAAGGATCGAAGCCAATGGCGTCGAGCATGGAAATGGTGTTCTTGGCATCGCCATCGGCAGCCTGGATGGTCGAGTTCCAACGCTCCATTGCCTGAGGCATCAGATCGAAGGAAACGCCCGCGCACGGGCGACCCACCGGCGCTGCCGGAAGGCTACGAATTGTCATGGGTTATTCTCCAGAGCTGCCGGTGGAACGGCCTTTTCAGTTGGGTGTAGCCAGTCGGACAGTGCAGCCCTGACTCTTTCGCCGTTATCCGAACCCTGACCAAGCTGCTCGATGGGCAACAGGTTCGATTGAACCGTGTACACGTCGCCGCCGGGGATCGGCGGGAGGTTCTCCAGCCGGCGAACTTCATTGCGGCTCATCCAGCCATTCTGCAAGCAGATGTTGTAATAGCTGGCCCTGCCCTGGCTGTCGGCGCGGAGCAGGCCCTCGACGGCGAACTCAGCGAAATAGCGATCATCACGGTCCAGCAGGCACCGGCCGATTTCCTGCTCAATGTTTTCCAGCAGGGGCCGGAGGCAGTTAGTGAGGAACTGCAGGTTCTGGCCCTCGACGCTGGATGCCCAGCTGCTCTGCTTGTCCATGTGCCCGACCATGAACGGGGGCACCCGGAACCAACGGCAAACCTCTTCAATGCCATAGGCGCGGGACTCAAGCATCTGAGCCGCCTCAGGGTTCATGGTGATGCCCTGGTACTTCAAGCCCGCCTCGGCCACCATGATCTTGCCGGCATTCTTGGACCCCATGAAGGCCTGCAGGCTGGCCCGAAGCTGCTCGCGCTGCTCGGGTTTGAGAGCGGTGTCGCTGCTCAAAATCCCCGATGCCTGCATGCCTTGGGCAAACACCTTGGCCGCCGCCTCTTCGGCAGAAATTGCGGCGCCCATGATCTCCTTCCCGGTGGAGACTGGCAGCATCCCACACACACCATCCAGGCCGAAGCCGCGGATATGCATGAGGTCATCTTCGGAGATCACCCTGGGCTTGCCGTCGAGCGTATAGGTGTACTGGAGGCGGCCCGTATCCAGGCGCTTCACCGTCATGAGCTGCGGCAGCAGCGGGTTCAGCGCAATGACCCGCGTACCGATGCGCTTCTTCTCGACGAAAGCGTTCCCGCGCAGGCATATGCTGGCCACCACCATGAGCATGAAACGACCTGGCGTCATTTCTGCGTTCGGACGTTTCGTGAGGATGTCGTAGAGCGGGTGGCTCGTGGCGGCGATACGGCCACCATCCGCGCCACGCTCATACAGCCGCAACGGCAGAGTGGAAACTGTCTCCGACAGCAACCGCACGCACGACCACACAGCCGATAGCTGCAGCGCCTTGTCGACCGTGACAACCTGGCCGCTCGCTGAAGTCCCGAACCACTCTTGCCAGAATGCCTTATCGTTCAGGCCTACGGGCACGCCGAGCCAGCTCTGCAGGGCCGACCTGACCCGCCCAGGCTTCTTTTCGCGCGCCATTAAATGCCTACCATGATTGGGTTTTCGTAGAAGCCGCTGGTATCAGGCTCGCCGGCGTTTGCCAGCACCCGACCTATGGCCATGATCAGCGCGACAGCGCCGTCGATCTTGTTGTCGTCACCCTGCTTGATCGGACGCACTACGTCGTCGTTGCCTGGCAGGTACTTGCCGATCACGTTGCCGATACACCAGGTCATGATCGGGTTGCCGTCATGGTGGAAACGACCCGCAGTGATAGCGGCCTCCAGTTCCTTCATGGCGTCCGACATGTTCGTGTAGTTTTGTGTGATGGTTATCGGGTTAAAACCCTCGTCGTCAAGATCGTGGCTGAGCCCCGTGGCGCCGTGGGGGTCTATAGGAGATTCCCGCAGCGGCGCGTGGCGGTTGGCCTCTTTCGTGTCTTCGAGGATCTCGCGGTAATCGATCTCAGCGCCGTCGGTAACGTCCAGGTGTTTGGAGTTGATCCATGCCTGGAATCGCTCCGACATGCGCTTGTTGTCGGTGTTGTAGGCCGTGTCGTATGGAACCCAAAATTTAGGGCCTACGCTGTAATAGTGGGTCTTGCCGTCGATCACACGCCAAAAGAGGCGCGACCGGGAGTTCATGTCGAGCTTGCGAGCCAGGTCGAAGCCAGCATTCCATTCCTGCCCTGCGAACTGCTCCAGGGTGAGCGTCGTATCTTCGCAGTCGCGCCAGCTTTCCATGTTGAAGAACCCGGACTTGGCGCTCACCCACAGGTTCAGGTGCTTGGTCTTGAACGTGTTGGTGAAGCGTGCCGAGCGAATCGCCCGGGCCTGCTGGCTCTCCAGGTACTCCTGAAACACCGATACCCCGTGGTTCGGGTTGGCCTTGGCCAGCATTTTCGGGTCGGTCCAGTCGTCGCCTTCGTCGAGCGTCCAGATGAAGCCGAATAATTCGTCGTCCGGCACCGTGCCTTCGAGCATCTCGATGACCTGGCGGCGCTTGTCGTAGCAAGGCCCTTCGATATCCGCGCCGGCGGTCGTGATGATGAACATCAGCGGCTGACGCCG